TCAGCGCAATTGTTTAATACGTTTTCTGTCTTGTTTTTATACGCTTGATTTTTGCCAAATATTTCATCAATAACATATTCTCTTGCAATACCTCGTGATGAAAACACTTCTGCAACTTCTGAGCCACCAAACCCATTTTCCTGATAAACTACATATACTTTCATTTTTTGTCAATTTGTGTAGGACGTGGTGGAATAAATATTACGATAACGGAGTTTTTCATGGTCTTTTTGGTTTACGTTCTGATCTAAACTTAGATTCAATTTCTTCCCATACATTTATTACCTCTTCCCGTAAGGCTTCTTCCAAATTATCCTGCTCTACCATTTGAATAGCTTCCTCCATGGAATTGGATAAGGTCTGATTACCTATGGTATAAACCCTGGTTTGGCAATACTCCTTGAGATACTGGAGACAGTCCCTTATATCGTCCACCCCATAATCGAAAAGTATAGTCACAGGGGCTATATGATAGGGTTTCCAAATGGATGATTTAAAAACCTCCACCTGGGTTTCTACTCCAATTACCCGCATTTCCTCTTTCCCTTTGATCTTTATTTTCCGTTTGATCTTCTCGGGTTTGAGTGTCCGGAGACGGAGTGAGGAATAAAAACCAATGCTTTCTCCACCAGGTGTAGTATATTTCTGTCCGTAAGGTCCGGCATCAATATTTATACGAACCTGGTTTGAGCAGACCATCAGATAATTATTCTGTTTTAATATCCTGCAGGTCTTACGGAGTTCTTCACTGAATTCCTTTGCCCGACGCATTCCCATCTTATCACCTTCATCATTATCCATTTCCTGAGTAGTGGAGAGTGCAGCAAGGGAATCGGCAAATACTCCATGAATAACATTCTTATCTCCTTCTGGTTCCCAAGCCCTGACAGCTTTAAATACTTCCGGGACACGATTAGGTTGTTTATAATTTTCCTCCTTTATTTCCATTCCAAACATCTTAGCAAAGGTCTTATCTAATCGGGCTTCCGGATCATGGAACATAAGGTCTCCACCTTGCCGTTGGACAGATCCTCCCATTTCACTAAGTAGGACTGTTTTTCCAGAGCCGGAGGGACCGAAAATCTCAACAAGAATCCCTCCTGGCACTCCTCCACCACGAATCCTTCCGCCCGATATTGCAAGGTCAAGTAATGTACTACCGGTGCTGATAACTCTTCCAAAGTTCCCATCATATTCCTCCTTTTGTATAGATTGGATTGAGAAAGGTTCCTGAGTAACTTTCCGCTTGACCTGAGAGCTAAGTGGTTCTTCCCCTCTTGACCGCTTCATATTGCTCAATTTTGTTTAACACTGTAACTATGTAATCATCCGGAAGACCTTTACTGACAAGTTCCTGAGTCATCTTAATCTTGTAATCATCAAAGGTCATAGAGGTCTTTTCCTTTTTCAATTCAAACCATTTCCTTTGAATCCTACCTACAAGTTCTTTTATCAAAATATCCTCCGACTCCTCCTTCCTTCTTTCCTCAGTCCATGCTTCAAGTAATTGGGCTATGACATCAGTTTTCCCAATTTCCTTTGCAAGAGTATAAAGAGTAAGGTAGATATGAACCTGTGGAGGCATTGAAGCCCCCACAAGTCGATAGTTTTCCCTTTTTGTTTTCTTTGGTAAAAGTCCCATATCACTTTCTGTTTTTCTCATAAACATCTATACAGTCATCCCAAATCTGACATTTATCACAGTCCTTTGGGAATTTATCAGTATCCTCTCCGAACTTATGTCCGTGGGGACATTTATCGGATCCCTTAGATTTCTCTTCCTTCCGGGATGACCTTGCTGGTTTCTCCTCTTCAGGTTCGGGTTCAGGTTCGGGTTCAGGTTCGGGAGCACGATTACGGGAACGTCTTGGAGGAGTTTCTTCCTGAGGTTCAGGTTCTTGCTCAGGTTCTTCTTTTTTCTCCTGACGACCATACCTCTTTGTCCTCTTTGATTCTCCCTCATCAGGTTCCCTATCATCAATCTTCCCAGCATCCTCTTCCTTGTCGAGATCAAAGAATTTTGCTTCCAGATCAGCATACGGTAAAACCTTTATACAATCATCCAGTGAAGGGATATCATCAAGTACCTCTTCCCCATAAGGTTCCCGATCTTCAAATGTAATGCTGACAATCTCCGGGAAATTACTCTTACCAATCTCTTTCCATTTCAGTCGAAGATTAGCTGTTTTCCCATACTCAAGAGTAAAGAAATCTTCATTATCCGGGTCTTCCTGTAGTTCCTCAATCAATGTTTCCTGGAATAGAAAATCACTCATATCCCAAACATAAGGTTTTTCCTCCAAATCTTTTACCCCTACCGGGATTACAATGTAAAGACTCCGCTCCTGTGGATACAATAGTTTGAATTCTTCCTTATCTGCTCCCTCCTTGATCCTTTTTACCTGATATTCACATATCGGACATTTCTTTCCAAACACTCTCGGACATATCACTGCTTCATTATTAGCCCCTACCTTGATATGGACTTTAACGGGAAGACGGTACCACGGAGTTCCCGGAAGGGCTACTCCTGCTTTATCATCTCTCTCCGGGTGATGTTCCGATGTGATAATGTAAGGGAGGAAATCCAATTTTACCGATTTTGCATTATCGGGGAGTTTCAAAAATTCAATACCCTTTGGTAGTTCAATATAAGCCTTCCCCCCACGGGACGATTTCTTCTGCTTTTCAGCACTTGATACAATTTTTCCTTTAAAGGAATGTGATCTTTCTTTTGTCATAAAATTATTTATTAAGTGGTTCTTTGACGTGATCTGATTTTATTTGCAATGGAAGAATTAATCTTTGCCTGACGGGATTCCTTCTCTTCTGAAAGGTTTCTCGGTATTTTTGGTCCGGCAAAATATTGGAGTCCGAGTAAACGGGCAAGATTTTCAAGAGCATCCTTACGGGCTTCCATTGCCCGTAAAGCCCCGTTTGCTACATCCAATTCAAACTTTGCATTGATCAATCTCTCGCTTGCTTCCTTGTAATCTTTTTGCATAGGAAGGGTATTTTCAACTACCTTATCAGTAATTTTTTCAATACCGAAACGATCAGGGTAAGACCTGATTTCTTTGTCCAGCTCCGCTTTTGTCAATTCAAATGCTTCTTTTGCCTTATCAACCTCCATCCGGGCATTGGCTGCATGGCGGGAGTATCGGAGCATCAATCCGGGTTGTTCCAGCCATTCCACATCGAGTGCAGTGTCGTCGATTTTAATGTCTTCTTCGTAGTTCATCTTCCTTTTGTTTAAGTTTTATTAATTCTTCTTCTAACCAAATAATGTATTCCGGATCATCATAGTGATCATGGTTAATTGGAATGTTTGGTTTTCCTGTTTGTCTTTTATATTCAAGTCGTAAATCTATTAGTGACATAATTAATTATTATAAACGGTATAACATGCAAATACTAACTGGGGGAATCCAGAGTCGTAAAATGGAGAAATAAACTCCTCCATGATCAATCCTGCCCGGGTATTATCTGACTTGAGTAAAACCGCCTGACAATAGCCCAAAACCGCCCTACGGATGCCCTCCGGCTCCTGGTCTTTTAACCCTTCCAGGATAGTGGAAATTTGTTTCCATCCGCCTTTATTGAGTAAAGCCCGGCAGAGTTCAATTGTCTGTGATTGACGTTCGGCTGTCTGCCGGGCTATCTCCAAGCGACGATCAGCGGGAGCATTTAAAACCTGTTCAAGTATCTGCAGGGCATTCCGGGGATGACCAAGAGAATCCTGAATGATCTGATCATAAATTTCTTTCTGTAGTTCCTGCTTCTCATCCCTTACTATCCTACGGAGAAGAGAATACATTTCCGTTTCCGATAAGGTCTTTAGTTGAAATTGTTGACAACGACCTTTTATCGTCGGTAGGAGTTTCTGAGGATCGGTTGTACAGATAATAAAATAAACATGCTTGGGAGTATCCTCAAGAATTTTTAACAAAGCATTTTGAGCGTCGTTTGTGAGCTTGTGGGCTTCATCAATAATCCATACCTTTACATCTCCTTTGATAGGCATGAATTGGGAATTTTTAATCAATTCCCTTATTGTATCAATTCCCCGAAAGTCTGCTGTATTAACTTCCATCAAATCCATATCGGAACATTCCAATCGGGATGCTATTATCCGGGCAATCGTAGTCTTGCCACAGCCCGTTCCTCCATGCAAAAGGAAGGAATGAGGGAGAGTATGTCGGTCTCCCAGCATCCCTTCCAGGGTACTGATTACATCAGAATTCCCCTTTATTTGAGTTAGGTCAGTTGGTCGATATTTTAAGTATAGTGACATAGGTTAATGAGTTAAATATAAATAAATTATATGAAATAAAAAAATTCTTAAATAAAAAATTTAATCCATTTTCTTTTTTTCTGCCCAGCTCCCATCAACCGGGCTGATTTCAGCTTCAATATCCAAAGGAACATTAATCCATTTCCAAGCTTTCGGGACATCCTCACAGGTTATCCTTCGGGCAGTTTTTACAACATGATCTAATTCCTCCGGGTGGACATCAATAACGATTGAGTCATGAATCTGACCAATGAGTCTTGAATCCCAACCTTCTTCCCTCATGGCTTTGTCCAATAAGATAAAAGATTTAAGATTTACATGGAAAGCAGCCCCCTGTACAGGAGAATTAATACATTCATTTCTCACCATCACTCCATTACAACGGAATCCGGTCAGAAGATCAATATAACCATATTTCTGATAAGTCTTCCACCAGCGGGCTTTCCAAGCATCATACTCCGGGAAACGTCTTCCCCAAAAATCCTCCTCAATCTTCTTAACGTGATTCTCAAACTGGGTGAGTGATTTTATTCCTTTACTGATAAGATGATCGGAAGCATGTATTCCATTTAGTTCTATTCCCTGACCTGGTTTCCATGTCCCATTTGGGAGCTTTAACCATCCACAAGCCATATTCTCAGCACAGTTCCCGTAGTAATCACCGTAGAACTCCGGGAATACAAATCCATTTTTTGCTGCTTGTCGGAGTACTCCATGAATCTTTTTATCAAATGAGTCAAGTTTAAATATCTGTATAGCCATGTCACGGTGCATATCAGATGAGGGATCATTTATGTATTTGAGCATTGTTGGATCCTTATGATAACATGCCGCTATCCTGACCTCCAATCCTGAGTAGTCGATTTCCAAGAGCTGATGACCCGGACGTGGGAAAAGTCCTTGCCGAATTATTTGCATCGCTTCCTCGTCCCGCTTGGGAATATTCTGGAAATTTGGAGAGTCTGAGCTTGAACGAAACGTCCTAACCAGATGCAGGTTAAAGAAAGGATGAATATAACCATCAACCTGTTCCCGGAGAAAAGCATCCAGATAGGTGTCACGGATTTTCTTTAGCTTTCGTATTTCCAGTAGATTATTTAATTCCTCAATATTAAGAGTCTTCAAAGCATCTTCATCGGTTGCTCCCTGACCTGATACAGTTTCCTTTGGTGGTGTGATCTTTTTAATATCGTAGAGAAAATGAGCAAGTTGTTGATTGGAATGAATATTTATCTTACCACCGACGGAGTGTTGCCAATGACGATAAAACTTTGTGTCCTGAAACTGGTGTTCCAAACGTTCTATCTTCCGGGTAAGATGATTTTTCTTATTCTCCACATATTCTACATCAACCCTTATACCTGCTTGTTCCGCTCGGCATAAAGCAAGTATTCCATCGTGAAATAATTGATAAGCTTCGTCGGTTCTTGGGTTATACATATTCCTCTAACAGATTAAGAAAGTCACTCCATCCTTTTGGATTTCTCATTATGTTAAATTGATTATCAGGTAATTCATACCAAACAGTATTCATATAGGAATACATTCCATCTTGATCTTCTGCTTTTCTTAACTCCAATAATTTGTTCCAATCGTATCCGTAATCAT